CTTCGAGTCAACTAAATCTAAAGGAGGGAACACAATGATCAATGGCCAGTATGGTTTGTCATACAAAGAGCAGATCAAGAATTGTCAATCATGGGATAGTGGTTGCTTCTCTCACTCTGCCCTCGAGTTTGGAGCAATCATCAGGAGTAGGAAAGAGTACATCAAACACTCCAATGGTCTAGCGTATGATGTTGCATCTAGGTCCACCAGCATCAACAAGACACTGGATGAATTTGCGACATTCTCTGCTAGTGCTGATCAAATGCCACCAATGATACAAAGAGAAGATCAGCTGACCACTAGGCAGAAGTGCATTCAAGCTGTCAGCAAATTGATAGAAGATGGCCTGTGGAAAGCATCTCAAGTCTTTGAAAAGACATGGAAACAGCCAACTAGATTCCAAGTGTTCAAGAAGAATCAAGTCGGAGGAGTCAGAGAAATACTCATCTTGGACATCTGCTCTAGGATTAATATAAACATTGTGGAAGGGATGTTCAGATCTCTTTGCAAATCTGATGAGAGAGAGATGCTGACTTCTGGTTCAGAGAAAATGATATTGATGAGAGACATATCTAGAGAAATGAGGTCAAGGCAAGATGCTGAGGTGATCTACATGAATCTAGACAAGAGCAAGTGGGGTCCTAGATTCTCACCTTGCCAGTTCATATTCCAGATCAAGCCATTCAAATCTAGATTGGGGAAGCTGTGGCCCATAACAGTGTGGCAGATGCTCAAGCACCACAACAAGGAGTGTTACCTGCCTAATGACCTCATGAAAGCATGGCTTTCTGATCCAAGGAATCTAAAGACACATGATGATGAGAATCTGAACAAATTGAAAGAGAAATTCCTCAAAACTAAGAAGTCATTCTTCATTAATGAGTCAAACATGGGTCAGGGTATTATTCACTATGGTTCTTCTGATAACCATGGGTGTTTCATGTCTTTCCTAGAGGAGCTGTACAAACGCTGTCTCCTTAGCCTAGGGATGAGAGAAGATTCCCATTTGCTGAAAGCACTATTCAGCTCTGATGACTCTCAGATCTGGCTAGCAGTGAAGAAGGATGACAACCTTGGTCCGAAGATTGCATTATTCATGCAATGCATGCAAATGTCTGAGAAATTGTTCAACTACAAAACAGGTGTAGGGAAGAGTTCATTCTCCTTGGTTGTTCAGGAATTCAACTCAGCATTTGCGTCTTCGATGGACTACTACTCAGCTCTTCTGAAATTCTCAAGTGCATCAGTACCAGTGGCAAGGTCAGATAGTTTCTTTGACATGGTCTCTGAATCTTATGCTGGTGTCAGACAATTGAGAGAAAATGGCGCGTCTGAATCATTGTCTGAATTGGCTCATGAGTTGAATGAACAGTACTGCCAGAGAATATATAGATCAGATCAAATCAAGAGATTGGCAAAGCAATTTGGAATAAGATGGGAGATGTTTCCATATCATCTAGGCAGGTATCCTAGAATCCATCCGAGTGTAGCCATGATGCATGGGCCCATAGCAGACTCTTATTCATTGTACACAAAGTTGAAGCAATCTGAGATGAATGAGAAAGAAGCTTCCTTATTCTTGAATTCACA